GGGCAGATTCTAATCAAGGTAAAGGACTACGTGTATTTAAATATGCAAAGGGTAATAAATTTTTAACACAGGTTGTGAGAGAACCAGATGTAGAAGAAATATATGCATTGGAAGTATCATAAAAAACCAGAACCACATGTCCATTTTGGTTTTGTCTATCAAATAACTAATAAGAAAACTAATAAATCTTATATAGGCTGTAAACAATATTACGTAACTCGTAATAAAAAAAAGGTAGAGTCTAACTGGAGAATATATACAGGCTCTAGTAAATATCTTAATGAAGATATAAAAAAATTAGGTAAACGTGCATTTAAGTTTGAGATTATTTGTGAGTGTAAAAATAAAAGAAGTTTAAAATATTATGAGTGTTATTATCAAATAATAAATCATGTATTAACTTCAACATTAGAGGGAACAAATGAACCAGCCTTCTACAATAATTATGTAGGAGGTAAATTTTATAGGCCAGTACAAGAACCGCCAAATGGAAAATGATTTAGAAAAAAAAGAATCATTATATGATTTAACAGGAAAGAATCCTGATAGAAGTTTAAACTTAGCAATTATTTTAAGAGCACTACTTGACTTATCTAAACCTAAAGTAGATACTGAAACAGTAGAAACATCTTTGCTAAGAGATCAAGCTCATGCATGGGTGTTTGCATCTATTGGTGTAACATGTGAAAATTTTATTTACACTTGTGAACTTGCTGGAGTAGACCCAAGAACAATAAGAACTTTTGCAATTAAAGCTGTTACTGTAGAAGATAATACAGAGATAAGAAAAAAGTTACACTCTTTTTTATAGAAAGAATTAAATGAATATTAAAAATGAATCAAGAGATCAGTATATAGTTAGAAAATTAAGAGAAGAAAAAGAATTGAAAGAATCATCACTAGAAAAACAAGTAGGTGGAGATCATTATAAAGAATGTGCGATACAACCCATAGAGTACATAGAAAAAAATAATTTAAGTTTTTGTGAAGGTAATATTGTAAAGTATATAACAAGACATCGTACAAAAGGAGAGGGTAGAAAAGACATAGAAAAAGTAATACACTATGCTGAGATGATTTTAGATTTATATTACAACGAGTAGGGGCAAATGATTAAAGATGATATTACAATCTCTCCTGAGAGAGATAATCTTTTTGATGAGTTAGGGATCACTCGTCTTAAAGAAGCTTACATGATGGATCATGAAATTTCACCACAAGAAAGGTTTGCACATGTATCTAGCTGCTTTGGTTCTGATAAGAAACATGCTCAAAGATTATATGAGTACGCTTCAAAACATTGGCTCTCGTATTCAACGCCTATACTATCGTATGGACGATCTAAACGTGGGCTTCCTATTTCTTGCTATCTTAATTATATTGATGATAGCTCTCAGGGGTTAGTGGAGAATTTAAGTGAGACTAATTGGCTTTCTATGCTTGGTGGTGGTGTTGGCGTTGGTTTTGGCATACGCTCGTCAGACGACAAATCCACAGGAGTTATGCCCCACCTCAAGATGTATGACGCATCCAGCCTAGCATACAGACAAGGTAGAACTCGTAGAGGTAGTTATGCTGCATATCTAGATATATCACATCCAGATATACTTATGTTTCTTGAGATGCGTAAACCAACTGGAGATCAAAACTTTCGTTGTCTTAATATGCATCATGGTATTAATATATCAGATGAGTTTATGGGTATTCTTGAACACTGCATGGTTAATCCATATGCTGATGATTCATGGGATCTAGTTGATCCACATAGTAAAGAAGTACGTGATGTTGTTTCAGCTAAAGAACTTTGGCAGCGTATACTTGAGATGCGTATGCAAACAGGTGAGCCTTATTTACATTTTATAGATAAGTCTAACGCTGAGATGCCAGCATGGTTAAAGCAGAAAGGTTTAAAAGTAAATCAATCTAATCTTTGCTCAGAGATTATTCTACCTACATCAGAGGACAGGACTGCCGTATGCTGTTTGTCATCTGTTAATTTAGAATACTTTGATGAGTGGTCAAAAGATAAAATGTTTTTACCAGATACTTTGGAGATGCTAGATAATGTTTTGGAAAATTTTATTCTCAACGCTCCTGATACTATTCGTCGTGCTCGTTATAGTGCGAAACAAGAGCGCAGTGTCGGGGTGGGAGCACTTGGATTTCACGCATATCTACAGAGCAAAGGTGTCCCATTTGATTGTGCGTTAGCTAAGTCTCACAACATTAGAATGTTTAAACATATTAGAGAAGGTTTAGATCAAGCTAATAGAAGTTTAGCTTTAGTGCGAGGTGAGGCTCCTGATGCTGTAGGTACAGGACTAAGGTGTAGTCATGTTATGGCTATTGCACCTAATGCTTCTAGCTCCATTATCATGGGCAATACTTCTCCATCAATAGAACCTTGGAGAGCTAATGCTTATAGACAAGATACTCTTAGTGGATCTTTCTTAAATAAAAACAAGTTCTTAGATAGTATTATTAAGACTAAATGTGAAGAAGATACTAAGCTAAACTATGATCGCATCTGGTCTAGTATCATAGCCAATGATGGTTCTGTACAGCATCTTAGATGCTTATCATCTGAAGAAAAAGATATATTCAAAACTGCTATGGAAATAGATCAACGATGGGTTATAGAACACGCATCAGACAGACAACAATACATTGACCAATCACAATCTCTTAATGTATTCTTTAGACCTGATGCTGAGATTAAGTACTTACATGCTATACACTACATGGCATGGAAGAAAGGACTAAAGACTATGTATTATTGTCGTTCAGAAAAGATTGGTAAGGCTGACAAAGTTAGTCGTAAGATTGAACGACAGATTATTAATGAATTAGATATGGAAGCATTGGCATCTGGAGACGAGTGCCTTGCTTGTGAAGGATAAGGAGATTACTATGGAACTTACTGCTGAAATAGTTAGAGAATTATTATACTGTAATCCTAATACTGGAAAACTTTTTTGGAAAGAAAGACCTCTAAAATATTTTAAAAGTGAACGTGCCGCACGTAGATGGAACACTAGATATGCTGGTAAGGAAGCATTTATTTGTAAAGATAAAGACTATAACTCAAAACATGGAAGAATTAGAAGAAAAGTAGGTTCAATTTTTGATAAAAACTATTACGCACATCGTATAATTTGGCTACATTACTATGGTTGTTGGCCTAAAGATCAAATAGATCACATTAATCATGATACAACTGATAATAGAATAATAAATCTTAGAGAAGTATCCCAATTAGAAAATCAAAAAAATAGATCACATCAAAAAAATAGTACAACTGGATATACTGGAGTGTCATGGCATAAAATTAACAAGAAATATATAGCACGTATTAAGGTTAATCACAAGCATATCCACTTAGGAAGTTATGATAATTTAGAGGAAGCAATAAAAGCTAGAGAACTAGCAAATATAAATTATAATTTTCACCCTAATCATGGTAAATAGTTATGGCTAAATTTATAATTATTATTGTTATGTTCTTTCCAAACTTTGATGATTATCTAGGTGGTAATACGTTTATCGTTAGTCATAAACACGACAAAGAATTAGTGTTTGAAACTCAGGTAGAATGTTTTGAATTTGTTACAGAAAACATTAGCGATCTAGTATTGTTTGGTGAGCAGACTTACAGTCACATAGAGGGTGCAGAAGTAAGTGAGTTTCTCTGTGTGACTAAAGAAGAATCTAAAGAGTTTGAAAAAATAGAGAAAGAAGAGGGAGGCATTGATACATGATTAAAGTACCTATTACAGATAAGATGCGTTCTTATGCTCATGCAAAAGCAAAGGAACTGGGTGTACTAAACAATTCAATTACACGAGGAAAGGGGAATGTCATAGGCTTTCTTGGTGAAGTAATGGTTGCGGATTATTTTGGCTGTAAGTTAGATAACTCATATCAACATGATTTGATGTCACCAAATGGTATATTACTAGAAGTAAAGACAAAGAAAACTACAGTAACCCCCAAAGACTATTATGAAGTTTCTATCGCTAGATTCAATACAAAACAATCTTGTGATTATTATGTTTTTTGCAGGGTTCTAGAGGACCAGAGCATTGGGTGGATTTTAGGATATGATACTCCTACTTTTTATAAAGAAACATGTAAGTTTTTAAAGAAAGGTGAAGTAGATCCAGATAACAATTATACAGTAAAAGCAGATTGTTATAACAAGCCTATAAATAAACTAACATTTCCAGATAAATTATGCAAAGTATCGGGGTGGTAATCAATGATTAAGTACATAGGAAGTTGTTGGTCATCTATAATGGACAATAGATACAACCCACTAAGTAGTATACCAAGTATGTCAGTTAGGCATATGATAATGCAAGTCCTAGCATGGATGTGGTGTATTATATTTAGTATTTATGTTGGATCTTTTGTTGTATTTGGTATATCTGCAATAGCACATATATTATTAATAGCAGGTCTATTTATAACTGCTATAACTTTTAAGTTAGCAAAAGATAAACCTGAGATATTTACAGGTGGTTTAGGAAGAGCAAGAGGGGGCGAACATGAATAAATTAAAACTTCAAGATGAACGAGAATACTTTAAACCTTTTCACTATCCTTGGGCTTATGATGCATGGCTCAAGCATGAGCAATCACATTGGTTACACACAGAAGTACCAATGCTTGAAGATGTTAAAGATTGGAAAAACAAACTAACTACAGAAGAGAAATACTTTCTCACTAATATATTTAGATTCTTTACACAGTCAGACATAGATGTGTCTGGTGGTTATGTAGAAAATTATCTACCACATTTCCCACAACCAGAGGTGCGTATGATGCTCACTGGTTTCTGTGCTAGAGAAGCACTTCATGTAGCAGCGTATTCTCACTTGATTGAATCACTTGGTATGCCAGAAAGCACATACAACGAGTTCAATGAATACGAGGCTATGCGAGACAAGCATGAGTTCTTCAAGTATCATGTATCAAAAGATAACATGCCTATACCTTTGCAGATTGCAGCTATCTCTGCATTTACAGAGGGACTAGCATTGTTTTCTTCTTTTATTATGTTATTAAACTTTCCTAGACATGGTAAAATGAAGGGCATGGGACAGATAGTTACATGGTCTATTGTAGATGAAACACAACATGCAGAAGGTATGATCAAACTTTTCAGAACTTATGTTGAAGAAAATCGGGAGGTTTGGAATGACAAAACAAAGTCAGAAATCTATAAAACGGCAACTAAGATGGTTGAATTGGAAGATAAATTTGTCAATCTTGCGTTTAAGATGGGTGCGATTGATGGTCTTAGTTCGTCAGAAGTTAAGGAATATATTAGGTATATAGCAGATCGTAGGCTTATATCTATGGGAATGAAAGGTATATTTAAAGTAAAAACTAACCCACTACCTTGGGTTGAGACTATGATCAATGCCCCTACTCATACAAACTTCTTTGAGAACAGGGCTACAGACTACGCTAAAGGTGCATTACAAGGAGATTGGTCAGATGTTTGGGCAAACTAAAGAACACTTACAAGAAGTAAACATGTCTTATTGGAAACACTTCTGGTTCGCATTAAGTATGATTCCTTATCTATTTTTTGCTATGATATTTTCAATAATACATGCAATAGTACCGGGACTTTTTTCAGAAACTACAAGTGCTATTATTGATGAGTTAAGCTTTAAACTATCTAAAAATAAAGTAGCTGATACAGTACCCGGTCAAAAAAGATGGGAGGATAAAGAAGCTGATACAGTGCCTAATAAAAAAAGTTCTTGACAAATGAGTTATAATAGCATATAATATATGGGTGATGCTAATAATAGATCACATTAACTAAGCTTAATAAAGGAGTTAATTATGTTTCCATATACAGAATCAATGGTAAAAAACTTTTTAGAAAACTCAATAGGATTTGATAGTCTACTATACGGTCTGAAGGAGCAGACAACTCAGTATCCACCTTATGATATTGTTAAACACTCTGACACTTCCTATGAGATTACACTAGCACTTGCTGGTCTTTCTAAAGAAGACATTTCTGTAATACAAGAAAAAAATAATGTTACTATATCTAACAATAAAAAAGTAGATGATGTAGGTGCTACCGTAGATAAAAAGTACATACATAAAGGTATTGCTAAAAGACCATTTACAAAGAAGTTTTCACTACTACAAAATGCTATTGTAAGTGATGTATCTTTTGAGGATGGTCTGTTAACATTACACATTAACATTGTAGTTCCTGAAGAAGAGAAACCTAAACAAATAGAAATACAATAGAACTATGGAGGGGTGGGTAAAACCACCTCTCTTTTTCTGGAGAAGACATGAGAAAAGCACCTAACACAGTTTACATAGGCTATGATCCTAAAGAACAGGTAGCCTATGATGTTTTAAAATTTACGATAGAACGTATCTCTGTTGAGAATGTTCGTATAGTACCTATAAAAAAAGATATCTTAGAACTTAATGGTATGTATACAAGAACATATACTACTATTGATGGACAACATGTAGATGATATAGATAAAAAACCTTTTTCTAGTGAGTTTAGTTTTACACGTTTTCTTGTACCAGCCATGAACATGTATGAGGGTTGGGCATTATACATGGACTGTGACATGTATCCACGTATAGATATTAATAATTTATTTGAAGAATATAATTTAGACTATTATCCTTTATATTGTGTAAAACATAAATATGAACCGGGTGATGGTTTTAAAATGGATGGCAGAGTTCAACAAAACTATCGTAGAAAAAACTGGTCTAGTTTTATTTTGTGGAATTGTAGTCATCCTCTTAATAAAAATTTAACACCAGAAGTTGTTAATACTCAGACAGGTCAATGGCTTCATGCCTTTGGTTGGTTGCCAGATAAAGAAGCTGACATTGGTTCTATACATGAAGAATGGAACTGGTTAGACAACCACTCACCTGAAGAAATTGAAGCTAAGAACGTACACTTTACTACAGGTGGCCCT